AGATTTAGATAGAGTATCTCATTTAATAACGGATGTATGGTGGGAAGGTAATACACTTATGGGTAAAATAAAATTATTAACCTCACCAGGTTTTCATGAAAGAGGTGTTGTATCATGTCCTGGTGACCAAGCCGCTAACTTAATGAGACAAGGGGTTACTATGGGTGTTTCTTCTCGTGGTGTAGGTTCCCTTGTTAAAAAAGGAGAAAGAAATGAAGTACAAGATGATTTTGAATTAATCTGTTTTGACTTGGTTTCATCACCTTCCACACCTGGGGCTTATTTATTCTTAAATAAAGACGACAGAAATAACTATGAAGAAAATATTGAAGAAGAAACTAATCTTAGAGCTCAAGAACCAAGAATTGACGGTGGTTTAGGTAAAAGTGTTGACTTAATGAAAAAATTAACCGATTATTTAGGATATTAATTTAAACAAAAAAATAAAATGGACGAAAAATATTTTGTAGCAAAAGTTCAGTATGACTTAATTGATGAAAACTCAGGTAAGATTAAAAAAATTAGAGAAGAAAAGTTAGTAAAAGGTTATAATGTCACTGATGTAGAATCAAAAGTAACTGAAAAATTTAAAGACTTTGTTTACGACTGGAGAATCACAGCGTGTGTTGAAAGTAAAATTGATGAGGTTTACGAATAAATAAGGTCTTAAAAAAAAATATAAATCGGGTTAATACCCGATTTTTTTTTGCTAAAAGTTAGGTAAAAAACACTTTTTTACTATTTAGTATATTTATTAAAGAATATAATAAACTTTTTTGCAAAAAAATTATGGCAAACAAAAAAAATTTAGTCGAAGAAGCTTTACTGCAAATGGAGAATTTGCAAGAAGCCATTAGTGAAAATGCAAAAGGAATACTTGCTTCTACTATGAAGGAAGAAATCAGTGAATTAGTAAAAGAATCTATGTCCGAAACAAATGAGGACGATGAGATTGAAGTGTCAGATACTGAAATGTCAGAACAAGAAGAACTTGATTTAGACGTTGAGGTTGATGACGAAGATGTTGATATGGAGGACTTAGGTCTTGAAGACCTTGAGGATGAAATAGAAACTGATAATGATGGGTTAGATTTAGATAATGAAATGGGTAACGACGAAATGTTATCTGTTGATTTACCTGGTGATGACTTAGAAGTAGATGATGAAGAAGAAGTTCTTTTACCTCTCGATTTAACATCCGCATCTGACGATGAAGTCTTAAAAGTTTTTAAGGCAATGGGTCAAGAAGATGGAATTATTGTCAAACAAGACGGTGATGACATACACTTAGCTGACGATGAAGCTGATACTGAATATGTTATTCAGTTGGGTGAGTCTGAAGAAACTGACGAAACTATGGGTAACCACTTAGGTGAAGAAGACCACATGGAAGAAGGTGAGTATACAGAAGAAGACCACATGGAAGAAGGTGAGTACACAGAAGAAGATGTTGTTTATGAAATTGAGATTGGTGAGGAAGATTCAGAAGAAGAAGATTCAGAAGAAGAAGATTCAGAAGAAGAAGATTCAGAAGAAGAAAAGGGTGAAACTAAAGAAGGTTCAGCTCGTTCACATGTAAATGGTAGAGCAACTAATTTAAAACCTGAAGGTTTTCCAGAAACCTTAGAAAGAGCGGGAGTGAGAGAAAATAAAAAATTAAAAAGTGAGTTAACTCAATTAAGAGAAAAAAACGAAGAGTACCGTAAGGCACTTAACGTATTCAAAGAAAAACTTAATGAAGTTGCTATTTTTAATTCTAATTTAGCATACGCTACTCGTTTATTTACTGAACATTCTACTACGAAAAAAGAAAAAATAAACATACTAAGACGTTTCGATGGTGTCGAAACTCTTAAAGAATCCAAATCTCTTTACAAAACAATCAAAGAAGATTTAGGAGGAAAAGAAACTACAGTAGTTACGGAAACAGTACAATCTAAAGTTCAAAAAACTCCTTCTAATGGTTCTGCGAATAATTTAATAGAGAGTAAAACTTATGAAAATCCTCAATTCTTAAGAATGAGGGATTTAATGAGTAAAATAAAATAAAATAAATTTCCTTAAAAATATATTAAAATGGGAGCATTATTAGAATCAGGTCTAGTTGGTAACATCGGTCTTAAGCACCTTAAAGTTATCAAAGAAGACACAATTAACAAATGGGACAAGTTAGGGTTCCTCGACGGTCTTAAAGGACACTTAAAAGAAAATATGGCTCAGTTATATGAGAACCAAGCATCATATTTGATAAACGAAGCTGCTGCTTCAGATAGTTCAGGTTCATTCGAAACTGTCGTTTTCCCAATCGTAAGAAGAGTTTTTTCTAAGTTATTGGCTAATGACATTGTTTCAGTTCAAGCTATGAACCTACCAATCGGTAAATTGTTCTACTTTGTTCCAAAGATTCAGAACAGAAACACTGATAATACACACTTACAACCATACGGAGCACCTGGATATACAGGTGGTACATCTGATAACTACGATACAGGTAAAAACTTGTATGACCGTTTTTATGAAGGTAAAACACCTAATTCAAGTCCTGAAGGATTATTTGATTACTCAAAAGGTGCATATACCGCATTAACTAGTACATGTACTGCAGTTCAGTGGTCTGGTGGTACATTAGTACCAGGAGGTACAGTAACCGGTAACACGAGGTCTATCTTAGTATCCTTAACAGGATTCTCAAGCGTGGGTGCTGGTAAATTAATCGGTCCTGACGGACAAGAGATGGATACTGAAGAGTTCCTATCTTCATTAGAAGTTTACACTGACTTACCTACTGACCCAACATACTGGAACTTTAGAGTTGTAACACAAAAATATGGTAAGGGTATTGTACAATATGGTACAAAAACATCAGCACCATTCCCAGGTTCAGGTCCTGGTGGTAATTACGATAACATTTGTGACCAAACTGGTACAGTTTACTTAGATATCGACACATCAGTTCCTGCAGAATTCGGTTCATCTTCAACCGATGGATATACAGGTACTACATTTGCTAGTGCACCAACTATAACTGCATCTTGGAGAAGATATGAGACATTGGAGTTTGAAGACGCTATTGGTGAAGTATCATTTGACCTTGAAGCGGTTACGGTTTCAGTAACTGAAAGAAAGTTAAGAGCTCAGTGGTCACCAGAACTCGCTCAAGACGTTTCTGCATTCCATAATATTGATGCAGAGGCTGAATTGACAGCGTTGTTATCAGAGCAGGTAGCTGCAGAAATTGACCGCGAAATCTTAAGAGACTTAAGAAAAGGAGCTGCTTGGTCATTAAGATGGGATTACGATGGTTGGAAGAGAGTTTCTAATGGTTCTATTAACTACAACCAAAAGGACTGGAACCAAACATTGATTACTGCAATCAACCAAGTTTCAGCACAAATCCATAAATCAACTCTAAGAGGTGGTGCTAACTGGATTGTTGTATCTTCAGAGGTTTCAGCAATCTTTGACGACCTTGAGTACTTCCACGTTTCAAACGCGGCTCCTGACCAGGACCAGTATAACATGGGTATTGAAAGAGTAGGTACATTATCAGGTAGATATCAAGTTTATCGTGACCCTTATTTCCCAGCAAACACATTGTTGTTAGGACACAAAGGTTCATCACTACTTGACACAGGTTATGTGTATGCACCATACGTACCATTACAGTTGACACCAACAATGTATAACCCATTCAACTTCACACCAATCAAGGGTATCATGACAAGATACGCTAAGAAGATGGTAAATAACCGTTTCTACGGTAAGATTACAGTTGATGGAGTTAGAACATTTGACTTAAATGAGTTAAGATAATACAACTCTAAACAATAAGAAAAGGGAGACTTCGGTCTCCCTTTTTATTTCTTACAATTTCTACAATTAAGCTTTTCAGTTTTACAGATTTTAGAATCTTTACCATATAACATACAACGAAGTATCATTAATTCGATTCTATGTGATTTAAATTCGTCTTCATCATGTGCTTTATGACCATTTAAAATCGCATCTGTTATTTCAGACTGTAAAATAATAATTCTACTAGTTAATTCATCCTTCGTCATTAGACTCTTCCTTCGCTAAGGGTACAGGAGTAGTCAAAACTCTAATCGCCTTAGAAACAACTTCAGATTCTTCAATATTATATAAACCTTTATTATGTGCATATCTTGTTGCGTGAACTAAAGAAAATAATGCTTGGTCTATATTCATTTTATCTATAAATTCATTTAATTCGTGTGGTTCGTTATAATTGATTGTATTAAATAGTGTATTTGTGTTATTTTCTGACATGACTATTATGATTTAACTAATATTTATTAAAAAAAGGGAGAAAGTAAACATGGACAAATATATTTTATCTGAAGATTTAGCCGTATGGTTTGGTAAGAAAAAAAAGAAAAAAGGTTCTAAACAACCTAAAGGTCCATGGGTTAATATCTGTAAGAAAAAAAAAGGTGGTGGTCACCCACCCTGTGGTCGTAGTGATTCAGATAAAGGAGGATATCCTGTATGTAGGGGAGCGGGTGTTGCTGGAAAAATGAGTCAGTCAGCCAAAGATTCCGCATGTCGCAGGAAAAGAGAGAAAGAAAAAGGTAGGTCAAAAGACACAAAAGGTAAAAGTCCAACGAGGATTAAAGTAAAAAACTATAAAAAAAAATCTAAAAATGAATCAATGTACGTTAAAAATATAATTAGAGAAAGTATAAATAAAATAGTACTTGAAAAAACTCAGATATCCGAAGAGTTACAATATCATTTTGATAATAATATATCAATAACAGATAATATTTTTAGACACGGGAGCGAAAAATATTTTGAAATAGTTAATGAATCTAGAAAATTATATAACAACGGATATCAATTTAACGATTTTGATGTTGAAATTTTAAAATCCGAAGTGGGTACTTTTGTTAACACTACTGAGGGTAAAGTACCATTAGATTTCCCTTTTGAGTATGAAGAAAATTTAAATGAGGGTAAAAAAAAGAAGAAGAAGGACCCTCCCATAGGAAAACCAAAAACAGGTGGCTCTAAAAAATGGTATGTATATGTAAGAAATCCTAAAACAGGTAAAATTAAAAAAATAAGTTATGGTTCATCTACTATGACTGCAAAGTGGAATGACCCGGCAGCTAGAAAATCTTTCGCGGCTAGACATCAGTGTCACAAAAAAAAAGATAGAACAAAAGCGGGATACTGGGCGTGTAGAGCACATAAAGACTTTGGTAAAAATGTTTCAGGTAGGTATTGGTAATTACATGAAGGGTGTTTTTAGTCTTATATTTTTATTATTAAGCTCATTCTTAATGAGCTCACAATGTGATTTATCAATCATAGATGTAAATTTAAATACTTATGAAGCAACTGTTGTAGTAAACAATAGTACTAATTGTGGAAATATTGGATACCAAGGGTCTAACTCGGAGGTAAATATGATTCAAATTGGTGCCCATGTTCCTGGTAATGAGGATAACTGGAATGTAGGTAATTGTGCAATGCAACAAAACAATCACTTAGGATGGATATGGGGACCTAATGCAAACGCGTTACCCGGTAATTGGTCTTCCGATTTTGGTTATGATTTTCCATTAACTGC